CAACGAATTGGCCGTATTTAGAAGTTAATCCTGACGTAACCGACGGTATGGGTGGGTCATTACCATTACCGCAACGCGCTCAACCGCCAATGGCTTCAAGTGGTTTATTGCAAGCTAAAGCAGGCGCAAGTGATGATATCAAGTCTACAACTGGACAGTATGACTCGAGCTTAGGTGCCACAAGCAACGAACGCTCGGGGAAAGCTATTCTTGCACGCGAAAAACAAGGCGATACAGGTACGTATCATTATATTGATAACTTATCCCGCGCAATTCGCCATATTACACGTCAATTAGTCGATATGATTCCTAAAATTTACGATACAGAGCGGATTGCTCGTATTGTAGGCTTAGATGGCGAAATTGGCATGGTAAAAATCAATCCAACACAACCTGAACCTGTTAAAAAAATTATGGATCAACAAGGAATTGTGATGGAAAAAGTGTATAACCCAAGTGTCGGTACTTACGACGTTTGTGTAACGACAGGCCCAAGTTATATGACTAAACGTCAAGAAGCTTTGGACGCCATGAGCCAATTATTGCAAGGAAACCCACAACTTTGGTCAGTTGCAGGCGATTTATTTATTAAAAATATGGATTGGCCTGGCGCTCAAGAAATGTCTAAACGGTTTGCCAAAACAATTGATCCAAAATTGTTATCTAATGACGATAAATCACCTGAATTACAGGCTGCCGAGCAACAAATTCAGGCAATGGGTCAAGAAATGGAACAAATGCACACGATGTTGCAAAATGTCAGCAAATCAATGGAGATGCAAGACATTGAGCGTAAGGATTTTGAAGCACAAATTAAAATGTTTGATGCTGAAACCAAGCGAATTAGTGCAATTCAAGCGTCTATGTCACCTGACCAAATCCATGACATTGTGATGGGAACAATTCACGCTGCAATTGATACGGGCGACCTTATTTCTAGCACGCAACAAGATATGCGCGTTAATATGCAAGAAGATGAGCAACCACCGCAGATGCCTATGCAAGAACCACCAATGCAAGGCCAAGAACAAATGCCAATGGCACCACCTGAAGGGATGCAATAATGAAAGCTTGTGATTTTGTCGGAATGTTATTTTTAGCTAGGGATGTCGCCCATTCGGTGCATTTAAATACCCGCAGTTATGCTAAACATAAGGCTTTACAAAAATTTTATGAAAATGTTATTGATGTTGCGGATGATTTTGCTGAGGCATATCAGGGTCGGCACGGTCTAATAGGCCCAATTAGTTTAATGTCAGCCAAAAAAACATCAAATATTATTGAATTTTTAGAATCACAACTTGCAGAAATTGAAGCGTCAAGATATGATGTATGTGATAAAGACGATTCGCCAATGCAAAACTTGATTGATAACATAGTTGATTTATACTTATCAACATTATATAAACTTAGATTTTTATCATAAGGAATCAGTATGGAACTTTTAAGACCTTTAGCCGATGCCAATTATCCTGGAGCTACTGTTTCATACACAGGCACCGCAGGTTCTACAACTACTTGGGCAGCAGGCCCACAAGGTGTGGTTGTATGGTCAACTACACCAGCATATATTTTAGTAGGTGAAGGTGTTACTGCTACTACATCTAGCACACCAATACCTGCCTATACACCAATTCCTTTTACTGTACCACCAGGCACAGGCGCGCCATGGCGCGTAAGTGCAATTCAAGTTAGTACGGGCGGGGATGTGTATTGCAAACCGATTAATATTCGATGAGTTGGGGAGTTGCCCTTCGTAGTAGCGTAGCCATTGGTTTAGGTGGTATCGCTACTTTGTTTTCAGGCACTCGAGATAGTGGAGCATCCGTATCAAATCTTTTAACCGAAGCCAGCGATAATCTTGTACAAGAAGATGGCGGGCTTATTTTGTTGGAGTAAAAAATGGCAGATCTAAAAATTTCAGCTTTACCCGCCTCAACCACCCCACTTGCGGGTACCGAAGTCTTACCTATTGTTCAAAGTTCAACGACTAGACAAGTATCGGTCGCTAATTTAACTGCTGGTCGAGCTGTAAGCGCATTGTCAATTACTGCAACTCAATCTGCTGCTGATACATCCGCTATTGCTGTTATTGCTTCAGCCGCAACTAGAACAAAAGTGTTTGGGGCTACTGGCTCTACTACGGCAGGGATGTATGGACTTCTAACCAATACTGGCGGAAGTATGCTGTTTGGAGTTGAGAATAGTGGTGGTGGAAATGTTGTTACAGGTTCTGGATCATATTCTGCTTATTTTGGCACAAATACAAATACACCAGTTTCTATTGCTGTTAATTCTGCACAAGTAGCTGTATTTGACACATCAGGCAATCTAGGACTTGGAGTTACTCCTAGTGCTTGGCAATCAACATTTAGAGCATTGCAAGTAGGTTCAGGAACTGTTTTATATAACAATAGTTCATCAAATGGAACTTTTTTAGGCTCAAACTTTTATTGGAATGGTTCTAACAATATTTATATTGCTAGTACAACTGCTTCAGCTTATGGTCAAGTTAGTGGTCAACATCAATGGTATGTAGCACCATCAGGCACAGCAGGAAACGCTATAACATTTACCCAAGCAATGACACTAGATAATAGTGGTAATTTACAAATAGGAGCAACATCAACACCATTTCCTAAACTATATGTATCCGATGGAACAGTAGGAATAGGACTTGGGCCATATTCAACAGGTAGTGTTGCTTATGCAGGTACTTGGACAAATCATGCACTTGCATTTGTTACAAATGGTGCAGAAAGAGGTAGATTTGACACTAGTGGTAATTTGTTGGTAGGTACTACAACAACAACACCATCTTTAGGAGTTGGTGCAAGAATATTAGCTACAGGATATATTTCTTCTACATTATCAGGCTCAACAAACGCAACTGATACTCTTGATGTATATTCAACAGGTGCTAGTGCTTATCGTTTTTATGTAGATATGGCTGGTACTGTTCATGCAACTTCTATTGTAATTACTGCTATATCTGACCAAAGGCTAAAAGAAAACATTAGAGATTTAGATTTAGGTTTATCTACAATAATGGCATTAAAACCAAGACGTTTTGATTGGAAAGAAGGCAAAGGTCAAGACAAGAAAAATGCTGTTGGTTTTATTGCTCAAGAATTTCAAGAAGTTTTACCAAATTCTATATCTACATTTAAGGCTGGTGAAGATGGTATTGATTATTTAACAATGAATCACGAAGAACTTATTCCAACATTAGTAAAAGCAATACAAGAGCAACAAGCAATTATTGAACAACTCAAAGCAAAGGTAGGATTATGACAATGACGAAAGAAGAAGCACATCGTTTATTTGAGTATAAAGACGGAGTGCTTTACTGGAAAATTAGACCTGCAAATTGCAAAAAAATTGGTGATATTGTTGGTAGCACAAATGGAACTAAACAACCATATTTTCGAAGTAAATATCAAGAACACCGATTTATGATTCATCAAGTAGTATTTTTGATGCACAAAGGTTACTTGCCTAAAATTATTGACCATATTGATGGTGACATACATAACAACCGTATTGAAAATTTAAGAGAAGTTACACAAGCTCAAAATTTACAAAATCAAAAAATGCACAGCAATAATAGTACTGGTCATAGATGTGTTTTTTGGAATAAACATCATAAAAAATGGGCTGTTAAAGTTGCATTAAATGGCAAAATGGTTATTAATAAATTTTTTAAAGATTTCGAATTAGCGTGTCTTGTTGCTGATGAAGCAAGAGATAAATTTCATGGAAACTATGCATTTAAAGGAGCATAATTATGGCAACAGAATACACATGGCAAGTAGTACAAATGGACAGACTAACAAGTGATAACTTTGTTGTAACGTGTCACTATACAGTTACTGCTACAGATGGAGATTACACAGAATCTACATACGGTACAACATCTTATACACAAGAACAAGGTGAAACATACATTCCTTACGCTGATTTAACAGAAGCAATATGCGTAGGATGGGTTCAGACTTCAATTGGCAAAGACACAACAGAAGCAAGTTTACAGTCGCAGATTGATTTATTAAAGAATCCTGTGCAAGAATCAGGTGTACCTTGGACGACAGCCTAATATGCCAACCGTAAATTTATCATCGCTTGCAGGATCAGGAACTCAATTTTTTGACGATAGTGGCGTACCATTAGCGGGCGGTTTAATTTACACTTACGCAGCTGGTGGCACAACGCCATTAGTGACTTATACATCAAGTTCAGGCTTAATTGCACACCCTAATCCAATTGTGTTGGATTCAGCAGGGCGTATTAATGAAATTTGGATTGCTGAAGGTACAAGTTATAAGTTCGTACTTAAATCAGCAACCAACGTATTGATTGGCTCGTTTGATAACTTATTTCCTATCGCTTCTTTGCCTGTTAGTATTTATAACGGTGGTACAGGTGCTACAACAGCTAACGGCGCCCGTATCAATTTAGGTTTAGGTACATTCCTTGTGCCAACAGGCAGTTTGATTATGTGGCCGTCAAACACCATCCCTTCTGATTGGAAGTTATGTAATGGTGCGGCTATATCCCGCGTAACTTACGGCACTCTCTTTTCATTGCTTGGTACCACATTCGGTGCAGGCGATGGGTCAACAACTTTTAACTTGCCTGACTATAGAAACAAAATGCCTTACGGCGCAGATGCTGTAGTGGTTGGTGCAACAGGTGGTAGTGCAGATGCAATTGTTGTAAGCCATACGCATACAGCAACAGTTACTGATCCTGGTCACTTTCATGGTGCTTACACTAATGACGGTGTATATGGAACAGGCGTTGCAACAAATCTTATGGTGTCAAGTAGTGGCACTACATACAATACAACAACAAAAACAACTGGAATTACAGTAGCAAACGCATCAACAGGCGCAAGTGGTACAAATGCGAATTTGCCTCCGTACCTTGGAATTAATTTTATTATCAAGACGTAGGTATATCATTAAAGAATTATTTAGTATAGAATTATTGTAAACGCACTAGCCGTTAGCTAGGGATTCTTAGGAGTCATAGATGTCTGAAGAACAAGAAGTAGTCTTAGCGGACTCAACTGCCGCGCCAGAACAGGAAGTTACAGCAACTCCTGATCCTGAAGTAACAACGCTGGAAGAAAAGCCAGTTGAAGCATCTAAAACCTTCACACAAGAAGAATTAGACGCAGCGATTGGAAAACGACTTGCAAGAGAACAACGTAAGTGGGAAAGAGAACAGAACGCCAAGCGCGCAGAAATGCAAACTCGGGCGATTCCAGCCGAAATCCCGTCAGTCGATTCGTTTAATTCACCTGAAGAATATGCGGAAGTATTAGCAGAACGTAAGGCAGAAGAACTACTCGCTAGGCGTGAACAAGCTAGAGCGCAGTCTGAACTTTTAGAGTCTTACCACGACAGAGAAGAAGAAGCGCGGAGTAAGTATGATGACTTTGAACAAGTCGCATATAACCCCAAGCTACCAATTACTGACGTGATGGCTCAAACGATTCAATCTTCAGATATTGGCCCCGATATGGCTTATTACCTAGGGACTAATCCGAAAGAGGCTGAACGTATATCTCGCTTATCACCTTTCATGCAAGCCAAAGAAATAGGGAAGATTGAAGCTAAATTAAGCGACAACCCTCCTGTAAAAAAGACTTCAAGCGCTCCTGCGCCGATTGCACCTGTCACCGCTAGAGGTTCTAGCGCGTCAGCATACGATACAACTGACCCTCGGTCTGTAAAGACCATGAGTACGTCAGAATGGATTGAAGCTGAAAGAAACCGACAGATCAAGAAGCTAGAAGCATTGAGAAACCGCTAACTATTTTTTATTAAAAGGACTTAACTATGTCAAACTCGATCTTAACGATTGATATGATTACAAGAAAAGCTCTTGAGATTCTCGAGAACAACCTTGTACTCACACGTAACGTAAACCGCCAATACGACGATAGCTTCGCCGTTGAAGGTGCCAAAATTGGTTCAACACTCCGTATTCGTCTACCAGACCGTGCTTTGGTAACCGACGGTGCCGCCTTGCAAGTTCAAGACGACAACGAACAGTACACAACATTGACTGTTGCAAGTCAAAAGCACATCGGCGTCAACTTCACATCTGCTGAATTAACAATGCAGTTAGATGACTTTGCAGAACGTGTATTGAAGCCACGTATTAGCCAATTAGCATCCTCTATTGATGCTGACGTAGCTAATGCTTATAAAGCTATGTATCAGTCTGTTGGTACACCAGGCACAACTCCTTCTACTTCTTTGGTCTTGTTACAAGCTCAACAGAAATTGAACGAAGCTGCTGCTGTAATGTCCCCACGCTACACTACTGTTAACCCTGCGGCTAACGCTGGCTTGGTTGAAGGTATGAAAGGCTTGTTTAATCCTACAGATACAATCAGCAAGCAGTTTAAGAACGGTATGATGGGTACTGGCGTATTAGGCTTTGAAGAAATCAATATGAGCCAGTCTATCAAGCAACATACAACTGGTGACTGGGGAACTTCAATTACTGTTACTTCCGCTGTTACTACACAAGGTTCTACTTCATTAGGTATCAGCTTTACTGGTTCAAGCAAAACTTGGAACATTGGTGACGTATTTACTGTTGCTGGTGTTTATTCTGTAAACCCACAAACTCGTGAGTCTACAGGTAGCTTGCAACAGTTCGTTGTAACTGCTGCTGCAACTGGTTCTTCAACTGCTACTTTAACAGTATCTCCAGCGATGTACACATCATCTAATGCTTTGGCAACAATCGATGCGTTCCCTGCTGCTAGTGCTGTTGTAACTATGTTAGGTTCTGCAAACAGCCAATACGCTCAAAACTTGGTATACCACAAAGATGCAATTACTTTTGCAACTGCTGACTTGTTGTTACCACAAGGTGTTGACATGGCTTCACGTCAAGTTCATAACGGTATTTCATTACGTGTTGTACGTCAGTACGACATTAACAATGACCGTTTACCTTGCCGTATTGACGTTCTATACGGTTACAGCACGATTCGTCCAGCAATGGGCGTCCGTATGTGGGGCGCTTAAAGCTAAATGCTCCCGCGTAAGCGGGGGTTTTTTAAATCAATTTTTTAAGGAATTAATATCATGGCACTTCCAAATGGAGCAGGTGGTTATCAAGTAGGTGATGGTAATTTAACCGAAGTAATTTTAGGCACTCAAGCAGCACCCGTAGCTAAAACAGCCGCAGCAACTTTAACTGCAGCCGAATTAGCAACAGGGATTATTACTTATACTGGCGCCGCCGTAGCTTTAACTGTACCTCTTGGTGCAGATTTAGACGCAGCGTTTACCAGCATGAAAGTAAATAGCTCGTTTGACTTTTTTATCATTAACATCGGCGCAACTAACGCAGCGACTGTAACAGCTAACACAGGTTGTACGTTAGTTGGTGTAGCGGCTGTTTCTGCTAACACGGCTTGTCAATGGCGTGTTCGTAAAACTGCTGATGCAACGTATGTTTTCTATCGTGTTGCTGGTTAATATTAATATCCCCACTTCGGTGGGGTTTTTATAAAGGAATCAAGTTATGCCTAATACTCAAGCAATTGGCGTTGCGTATAGTGATCCTGAATTTACGACTTGTTATGCAAGTCAAGAAATCGGATATTCTACTGCAGCTCAAGGTACCGTAACACAAGCAACAGACAAATCAACTGGTGTGACCTTAAACAAGTCTGCTGGTCGTATTACCATGAATAACGCAGCTTTGGCTGGTGGTGCAGTAGCAACATTTACCCTTACTAACAACTTGATTTCTGCCAATGACACAATCATTGTGTGCGTATCTAGTGTTACGACAGGTAGTACTGCTGCGGCGTACACAACTTATGTGTGTAGTTTGACTACTGGTTCTGCTGTAATTGCATTACGTAATTTAAGCGCTACTTCATATTCTGAAGCAGTTATTATTAACTACGCTATTATTCACGGCGCATCTTAAAAATAGGGGGCTTCGGCTCCCTATCTAACATACTTATGCACATATATTTAAAACATCCTGAACACGGCACTAAAATTGCCATGATGGAAATGGAAGCAGAATTTGATGAACAAAACGGCTGGGTGCGTTATACTAATGACACGCCATCCGAAGAAGAAGAATTGGTTGCGGCTCCAATCAATACGTTGGAAGTAAAAAGACGTCGTAAAACTATCGAATAAAGGGTGAGCTATGGCAACTTATACCGCCAATGATCAAATAAATGGAGCGTTACGCTTAATCGGTATGCTTGCCGAAGGTGAAGCACCTTCCGCCGCCACATCTCAAGACGCTTTGCTTGCGTTGAATCAAATGATTGATTCTTGGTCGACTGAGCGTTTGTCTGTGTTTTCTACACAAGATCAAGTTTTCTTATGGCCGCCTGGTGCTATCCATAGAACATTAGGGCCATCAGGTGACTTTGTTGGTAACAGACCTATTCTTTTAGATGATTCGACATATTTTAAAGACCCGTCAAACGGTATTTCTTTTGGTATTAAAATTATTAACCAACAACAATACGATGGTATTGCGGTCAAAACGGTAACGTCTACTTATCCACAAGTCATGTGGATTAACATGGACTACCCTAATATTGATATGTACGTGTACCCTGTTCCAACCAAAGTGTTGGAATGGCATTTTATTTCGGTGACTGAGTTAGATCAGCCTGCTACATTGGCTACCCCCATAACATTCCCTCCAGGGTATCTAAGAGCGTTTAGATACAATTTAGCCTGTGAAATTGCAGCGGAATTTGGTGTAGAGCCAAGCCCACAAGTATTACGTATCGCCATGGCGTCTAAACGCACGCTCAAGCGCATTAATAATCCTGACGATATCATGTCCTTGCCATACAGCATTGTGGCTACACGTCAGCGTTTCAACATCTTTGCTGGTAATTATTAAGGATAAAGTATGGCCGATATTGCTATTACCGAACTACCCGTCGCAACTACCGCCGCAACTACGGATGTATTTCCTGTTGTACAAAGCGATGTCACGCGACAAATAACGCTTGCGTTAATGTTTACGGCGCCTACATTAACTAACGCAACATTAATAACACCTGCGTTAGGTTTACCAGCTAGCGGTGATTTAAGTAACTGTACAGGTAGCCCTGTATTGAATACGCCTGCGCTTGGTAATGCAACAGCGACTTCAATTACGTCGACAAGCAATATTTTAATTTCAGCCGCAGGTAAGTTAGGTTACGCTACAGGTTCAGGTGGTACTATTACGCAAGCCACTAGCAAATCTACAGGCGTGACATTAAACAAGACCAATGGTCAGATTACTTTAAATAACGCAGCGCTCGCTGGCGATACAACGGTATCATTTACGCTTTCAAGCATTTACATTGCGGCAGGCGATGTGTTAGTTTTAAACCACATTAGTGGTGGTACAGCAGGATCTTATTTATTAAACGCACAATCAGCGGCAGGATCAGCAAGCATTAATGTACGTAACATTACTACAGGGTCATTGTCCGAAGCGATTGTGATTGCGTTTGCGGTTATTAAAGCTGTTACGGCGTAAACATGAAAAGCCCTATTCTAGGACAGGCTTATGTAGCTAGGTCAATCAATGCGGCAGACAACCGCATGGTTAATTTGTTTCCTGAAGCTACGCCACCTGGAAGTAAAGACACAGGCTTTTTAAACAGAGCGCCAGGACTTAGAAAATTAACTACGATTGGCACAGGCCCTATCCGCGCTGAATGGGCTAACCAATCTAGCACCGCCGATGCGTTTGTTGTCTCAGGCAATCAATTCTATAAAATAGATACCAATTACAACGTCAGACTTTTAGGTAATGTAACAGGCACAGGGCCTGTGTCGATTGCTGACAATGGTACGCAATTAATGTTAGCCTGTAATCCCGATGGTTTTATTTACAATAAATCTACGGGCGTATTCCAACAAATTACTGACCCTGATTTTGCAGGCGCGGTTACAGTTGGTTACATCGACGGTTATTTTGTGTTTAATCAGCCTGATTCACAAATTGTATGGGTTTGCGACTTATTAGACGGCTTATCGATTAGCCCATTAAATTTTGCTAGCGCTGAAGCTGCACCTGATACGCTTGCAGCTTTGGCAGTTAATAATCGTGAAGTGTGGTTATTTGGTACAAACTCAACTGAAGTTTGGTATGACGCTGCAACTACGGGTTTTCCCTTAGCACCTATACAAGGTACATTTAACGAAGTAGGTTGTTTAGCTGCTAATTCGGTTGCTAAGTTAGATAACAGTTTGTTTTGGCTAGGCGCTGATTCGCGTGGTTATGGTATGGTTTATCGTAACCAAGGTTATACGGCTATTAGGGTTTCTACTCATGCTATCGAATACGCCATACAAAACTACGACATATTGTCTGACGCTATTGCATATACGTATCAGCAAGAAGGCCATTCGTTCTATGTGTTAACTTTCCCAACTGCGGGTAAAACATGGGTGTATGACGTTGCTACGCAAATGTGGCATGAACGTGCAGGATTCTATAACGGCGAATTTACACGTCATCGTTCCAACTGCCAAATGAGTTTTAACAACACAATTATTGTTGGCGATTATCAAAACGGTAATATCTATGCTTTAGATTTAGATGTTTACGATGACGGTGTTGGCGTACAAAAATGGTTACGTTCATGGCGCGCGTTGCCAACGGATGCTAATAATCTTACCCGTACGGTGCAACATTCGATGCAACTTGATGCTGAGACGGGCGTGGGGCTTAACTTATACCCTGAAAATTTATTTGAAGAGCATATTACTACGCAATCAGGTTTGCGCCTTGCTACGTCACCTACAGGGCATTTATTGACTGAAGCAGGCGATACTTTAATTACGGAAGATGGTAACGCTATTGGCTTAGATTATGATTTACTTGTCACCAATATCCATCCTGCTGCGCCTGGCTACATTCCACAAGTTATGTTGCGTTGGTCTGACGATGGCGGCCATACGTGGTCTAACGAACATTGGACATCTATGGGTAGGCTTGGTGCTTATGCTACACGTACGTTTTGGCGTCGCTTGGGTATGACAGTTAAGTTGCGTGACCGCGTGTATGAAATATCAGGTACTGATCCTGTTAAGATTTCAATTATGGCAGCGGAATTACATTTATCACCGACAAGAGTATGACAGAAAACATAACCCAAATCCCTTCGTCTAAAGTTCCTGTGTTGCAACAGGATACAGGATTGATGTCAACACAATGGTATAGGTTCTTTTTTAACATCTATACATTGACAAACAATGGTGTATCAGGTAGTTTTACTACAGCAGACGGTAAAACAGTTACGGTTACTAATGGCATTATTACGGCAATTGTATGAACATTGATATGAACGTCACTTACGGAAAAGGGTTTTTGCCTGAAGTGCCTATATTTGCTAATATGGGATTGACTGCAATTGACGTAACGCCAGCTAAAGTTGTTAAGTTACAAAATGAATTGCTTAAAATGGAACAAGCGGATATTGTAACTACGCATCATTTTTTACCTGAAGTATATGAAAGAACAATTGTTGTACCGCCTTGGACAGTTTTAACGGGTGCAGCACATAAAACACCTTACAAAGTTCGGTTAGAAAAGGGTACAATTGCTGTTAATATAGGCTCAGAAGTAAAAGTATTAACTGCACCATGTGAATTTGACGCTTGTGCGGGTGAACAACGTGTTGGTCGTGTATTTGAAAATGAAGTTGTTTGGGTAGATATTTACGCTAACCCTGACAATTGTAAAGATATTTTAACGCTAGAAGATAGACTATATGTTGTGCCTGAATGTGGATTAGGCGAAAATAGAACTAAACAATTAGTGGTAAATAACGAAGCTAAACTTGTTATTGAGGGAGAAATATAATGGCTGGATGGGTAGCAGGAGCTGTCGTAGGCAGCGCATTAATTGGTGCCGCTGCAAGTAACAGCGCAGCAAATAAACAAGCGGGCGCCGCTGAAGCAGCTACCGCCGCTCAACGCGAAGCGTTAGCTAGGCAAACCGAACTTAACCAACCATTCTATGATGTTGGGGTTAACGCAACAAATAGATTAGCAAATCAACAACAATATACGCCTGAAGCTTTTAATTACGAAGCAGACCCAGGTTATGCGTTTCGATTTAACGAAGGCATGAAAGGTTTAAACGCTACCGCAGCAGCACGCGGAGGTTTAATATCAGGTAACGCACTTAGAGCTGCAACTGACTATGGACAAACGGCAGGGTCACAAGAATATCAAAACGCATACAATCGTTATTTAACAAACAACGCTCAACGATTGCAAGCGTACAATACCAATACAGCAAACCAACAATATTTGGCTAACTTAGGTCAATCGTCTGCAAACAACCAAGCAAATCAAATTGGTAATTTTGGTAACGCCGCTGCAGGTAATATGATTGGCGCAGCTAATGCGGGTGCCGCAGGTACTGTAGGAACCGCTAATGCCTTAACAAGCGGTGTTGGTACTTATTTAAATTACAACCAAAATCAAAATATGTTGAACGCGTTTAATAATAGATCTGCGTATACAAATTTATCAAATCAATATGGCGCAAATAATGTTTATGGTGGCGGCAACATGAATCCTGTATACACACCACCATCGGTTGCTGAGTATGCGCTTAATAACCCAAATTATTAAGGACTAATTATGGCGGCTATTGAACCAAACATTGCATTAGGTGTTAAACCTATACAAATTGAAAACCCAATGAATCAGTATGCGGCGTTGTCGCAACTGCAAGCAAATCAAAATCAAAACGCTTTGGCGCAATATCAATTGTCGGCTGCTCAACGTGCGGATGAAGCACAAAATGTTCAAAATCAATTGTATGCTAAACATTACAACGCGCAAACAAATCAAATTAATGAGCCAGCATTTCTTGCTGATTTAGCCGCGCAAAATCAAGGAGCATTAATTCCTAAAGCACAAGCGCAATTTGCAGAACAAAAATATAAAGAAAATCAAGGTAAAAAAATAGTAAGTGAAATAGGTAAACTTGATTTTGATTTAGGCACTAACATATTTACCCAAGCACAAAACGAGTTAAAACAAATAGATCCTCGTAGCCCTGATGCTCCTGCTCAATTTTTAGCTTGGCGTGAAAGACAATTTGCCAACCCTGCTTTAGCTGATTTTTTTAAAAATACAGGTATGACTAAAGAAGCAACTGACGCGCAGATAAAACAAGCCATAAGAACACCTCAAGGCCTCGCCGATACAATACTTAAGTCTATGACTTCGGCAGATCAATTTCAAAAAATCTTAAATGATAGAGAGCAATTAAAAGTGTCGCAACAAAATGCTAGCACAGCAGCGTTCAACGCAGCGACACAAGCAAAATCAGTAGCCAATGCGGCTAACCCAGAATTGCAAAATAGAATAGCTGAAGCTAAAGCTGTAGGTGAATTTTTTGGCAAAAATAAAGCCGCGGCCGCTGCCGCTTTACCAAGCGCAATTGCAACTGCAACACAAACTATTAATCTTATTGATGATATGGTTGGAAAACCTGAAATTAAAGATAAAAACGGTAAAGTTATACAACAAGCTACTAAACCGCGCGCAGGCTTTAATGAATATGTTGGATTTACACTTTTACCTGGTCAACGGTTTATTGAAGGGTCTGACGCAGCGTCGTTTGAATTGCGTCAAAAACAAATTGAAGGTAAAGCCTTTTTGGAAGCATTTGAAACACTTAGAGGCGGCGGTTCTATTACAGAAAAAGAAGGCGAAAAAGGCGCGGCAGCTATTATGCGCATGAACAAAGCTTCTAGCAAAGAAGAATACATAACTGCTGCAAGAGAATTACAAGATGTGTTACGTTCAGGAATAGCTATTAAAAGTGCTAAAGCAGGTGTGCCTGTCAATAATAATAGCAACAGCGTTAGTCCTACAACATCAAATAAATCTAGCGGTATTGCACCGCCAGCTGGTTTTACTGTTGATAAACCATAAAGGTTAATATGGCACTTCAAACGGCGACTAACCCACAAACAGGCGAACGCGTTGCTTTAATTGGCGACCAATGGCAACCTATTAAAGAATCTGCTACCAATAAAGAAGGCGTTAAAGCTTATTTAATTGGTGATAAATGGTTGTCTGACACGCCAACAACCGAAACATCATCTAAACGTCAAAACGTAGGGGCTGAAAAAGGCAATATGTTTAGCCAAAGCGCTGAAGATATACAGTACGACCCTATGAGTGGTTTACCGTTAAACACGTCTAATTACGGATCAGCACCGACAGGCGCTACTGCCACGGCAGCTAAAACATTAACTACAATAACAGGCGTTCCTATTAACTATGCAATGGGCGCTGCAAGCATACCTTTAAACGTAGCTAATATTGTGGCTAAAACAACAGGTGTTGGTAAACAAACAACTCAACAAGCTTTACAAGCCAAAAATCAAATAACGCAAGGTATTAATCAACAAAGTTATGCGCCTGTAACACAAGCGGCGGAATTTGCAGGTGAAGTATTTAACCCAATAACAATGGCGGTGCCAGGCGTACTAGGCAACGCAATGGCTAGGTATGCGCCTAATGTAGCGCCTACAGTTGCCAATGCGTTACGTTCAGGTGGATTTAACGTAGGCGTATCTCGTTTAGCTAACGCGCCTGCAGGGGTAGCAACTAACATTCTTCCACCAACTATGCTCAATCGTTTAGCAGATGTCGGTGCTAAAGTAGTTGGCGGCGGTACTGTTGGTGGTGTAACTAATGCTTTGATTAGCCCAAATGATATTGAAAGCGGTGTTGGTGTTGGGGCTGTTGCACCGTTAGTTCTTGGCCCAGCAGGTAAAATTGCGTCTAATGTTGGTGGTAAAGTAATTGATTTAGCTACAGGTCAAACAATTAAAGTTGAAGCTGGCAAACGTATGCGCGACATGGCAGGGCAAACTATTAATGAAATTCGCGCCGCAAACGCGCAAGCGCCTTTAGATATTACTTCAGCACAAGCGACGGCAGGGGTTACAAATGATGTATGGCAAGCGTTTAATGCGTTTATGCGAAGCAAGGATAAAAATAGTTTATTTACTATTATTGAAAAGAAACAAGATTTAGCTAACCTTGAAAAGTTAGCTGAACTAGCGGGCGGCGATACTGCAACAACAATTAGACAAGCTATTGTTGAAGCTAAAGATGCGCTCAATAAAATGACTACGCCATTACGCAATACAGCAATTAAAAATGCTAATGAGGCAAATAAAGTTTTAACTGAAATAAATCCAAAAATAGAACAAAAACAAGGGTCTGTTATACAAGCTTTACAACAAGGGGGAATTGCAGAAACCGAAGCGGCGCAACAAGCTAATTTAGCCGCGGGTAATGTTATTTCGCCTCGCCTTAGTGGTACAGGTAATGTTTCGCCAGCCGCGTATCCTATTGAAGGCTTACCGCGTATTCCTGGTCGTTACACAGAAAATCAACAGCGTGTTCCTGAATTTCAAGGTACAGCGCAAGATTTTGCTACGATTGAAGCGCAACGTAAAGCTGAATTGGCGCATTTACAATATGTAAAAGATAGCATTACTGCGCATGGTATGGCACCTATTGATACCAATAATATTATTCAAAACATTAGTGCTAAATTAAACAACCCTAAAATTGGCCCAAGCGACGTTAATACAAGCGTATTAAATACAGTTGCAAATAAAATTCAAGAATGGGCGGCGCGTAACGGCGGTGTAATTGACGCTGAAGCTTTAAATACAATTCGTAAAGAAGCCGTTAACGAAGCAATTGCTGCTAAATTAGGTTCTAATGCTGATCCTAAAGCTTCAGCTAGATATGCAGCTACATTGCTTGGTGAAATACGACCATTAATCGACGATGCTATTGAAAAAGCAGGCGGTACAGGATGGCGTAATTATCTTAAAACGCATGAAATTGGCGCGCAAGAAATTAATATACAAAAATTATTTGGTGAAGCTGCTGATATGTACCGTACCAATAAACAAGGTTTTGTTGATTTAATTAAAGGTAATAATCCTGATGCAGTTGAAAAGATTTTTGGCCCAGGCAGTTTTAATATTTTAACTGAGGCACTTAAAAATGAAATGCGTTTTGGGCCTGCAATGAATGTAGGTGAAAAATTAAAATCATTGCAAAAAATTGCTGCTGACGTTGAACGAGATAAAAGTGTTGTTGAAGCTGCTAATCGAGGTAAAGGCGCGCTTGATATTAAAAAACTTGGCTTTACCGAAAAAATACCTGGTTTCGTTGGCTACGTTACTGCTATAGCAAAAAAGGTTGGTCAAGCGTTAGAAGGTAAAGTTGAGACAAAGATTACCGAAACCATTATTAAAGGTCTTAAAAATGGTAAATCGGCCAATGAAATTCTTGATACTTTGCCTGCGGATGACCGTATGAAAGTATTAAAAGCGTTAAAAAATAGTGAAGAATGGAACGCATTAACTGGCGTTGCAACTGAACGTGCAATAAAGCAAAACAAATTAGCCCCTGAACAAGATAACCAAAACGCTTTAGCGAGGTGATATGGATATGGATGCAATAGTCGCTGAGAACGATAAGCGTTTGTCGGTGCATGAAGCGGTGTGTGAGCAACGCTATAACGCCATCTTAGAATCATTTGATAACGGATCAAAGCGGATGCAACGCATTGAATATCTTTTGTATGCCGTCATTGCATCGGTCTTTTTTGGTAAAGATATGATTCTTAATATTTTTCAACATTTGGTATCCAAATGAAATGTCTAATGCAATTGCTGAAGGTACAAAACAGTTAGCAAATAGCTTAGATGAAGTTAGAGAGGCTGGTAAAAGTCTTACTAAGAGCATCCAAAACATTCAGCATGATGGCGTAGAAGTTGCGCAAGAGCAGTTAGCATCAAGAGATAGACACAGACAACACGAAGAAGCGATAGAAAACTCGATGATATATCGGGCTATCCAAGAGTATCAAAATCAATACACCATCATTAAAGCAGAAGATAAAGCTGAAAAAGAGTTTAAAGCCAAGTACGGTGAAAAAGAATGGAATAAGGTACTTGAGTTAAAAGCTGTCGTTGAAAAAGAACATAAAGAAAATCAACGATATTATGGACACAAATTAGAGGATGTAAAGCGAGTACAGTTGTATTGCTGGGTAGCAGCAGCTATTGTCACGTATTTCTTATGGAGATTTAATCTTGTATGACTTGGTTGACATACTGGTTTATTCTTTATCTAATAGAATTAGGGATATGGGCTTATGTTGCTTATTTACATTTTGAAGCTAAAATAAACCAAGAAAAAGTGAAGTTTCCTGCAAAAACTAAAGTGATTGTGCGAACCAAAAAGGATATTGTACGTGGATGATGATTTATTCAAATGGTGGACAATGTTTGCACTTCTTTGTATGATGGCAATTATATTGTTAAAGGAGTAATGATGGCACTTGATCCAATTTCAGCAGCCTTAGACTTAGGGAACACCCTAATTACCCGCATTTTTCCTGATCCTGCACAAGCAGCCAACGCCAAGTTAGAATTGTTAAAATTACAACAGTCTGGCGACTTAGCAACAATGACTGCTCAGACCGACATTAACAAAGAAGAAGCTAAAAGTTCGTCTTTGTTTGTGTCAGGATGGCGCCCAGCAATTGGTTGGGTATGTGCCTTAGCGCTTGCGTATCAGTATCTTTTAAGACCGCTTGGCGGAACAATAGCCAGTATTGCTGGCGTAACCATACCGCCATTGCCAGGGCTTGATGATAATCTTTGGCAATTAATGATGGGTATGCTTGGTATGGGCGGCCTTAGAACATTTGAAAAATTACAAGGGGTAGCTTCTAAATGAATACGAAAGATCATGTGATGATTATTGCTGCTTGGTCATTGGTCGCTGTTGTGATTGGTATGTTACTCATGTTTGCGTATGCAGTTATTGATCCTAATAACAGGAATTAAGATAGGAAGTGACGATGATAAGTAAAGAAGAACTTAATAATATTTTTGAATATAAAGATGGCAATCTTATTCGAAAGAAAACTGGAAAAATTATTAATTCATCATTAAATGGATATCTTAGAGCAAGAATAAATAAAAAAAATTACTTTGCTCATCGAATTATTTTTATGATGCACTATGGTTTTGTTCCAAAAATTATTGATCACATTAATGGAAATCCATCTGATAATAGAATAATTAATCTTAGAGAAGCAAATAATAGTCAAAATGCGTGGAACAGAGTAGCTAATAAAACTGCGGGAAATAATATTAAAGGTCTAAGATTGCGAAAAAACAACAAATGGGAAGCAAGAATACAGGTTGATAAAAAATCAAAATATTTAGGTGTGTATGATGATTTAGAGCTTGCAGAATTTGTTGTAATAGAAGCAAGAAATAAATATCATAAGGAGTTTGCAAATAATGGCTATTAGTAACTGGGATAAAGCATTTGAACACGTCATTAAATCAGAAGCTGGTTTTCAATCTGATCCCCATGATAGTGGTAATCACTTACCTGATGGCAGAGCTGGTTGCACCATGCTTGGATGTACACAAACCAATTGGGAAGCGTATGTCGGTCATCAAGTGACGTGGGATGACATGAAAGCACTTAAACCTGATGATGTTAAACCCTTATATAAGCGTAATTATTGGGACGCGGTGAAGGGCGACGCCCTCCCAGGGGGCGTGGACTACGCCGCCTTCGATTTTGCTATCAATGCAGGCCCTGGCGCTTCTCGTAAGATGATTCAACGTGCGTTAGGGGTAAACCCTGATGGTGCAATTGGGCCAGCAACTATGGCGGCAATCAACGCTATGGATGGCAAAATGTTCTTAGATAAGTTCAGCCAAGCCAAACGTGACTTTTACATTAGTTTGCATAATCCAAAGTATGAAAAAGGATGGCTAACCCGCGTAGAAGACGTTAAAAAAATTGCAACTACAATGTTAGGGTAACCCCTTATTTTGGTACCCATATACGTTCACGACATTGTTCGATAACTTTTTGGGGAATATCAGGGTGCCAATTACCCATTAGCATACGGCAATCGTAAACAACTTCTTTACGCGCTATTTCAGTAAAAAATATAATCCACCCACAAATAAATGTGGAAATAAGCACGGCAAATATTTTCATTTTTTTACCTCACTTGGGGCGCGCCAGCCAATTGATTTAAAGCGTGCAAGTACGTTTGTACTACACGCAGGGACATATTTCCAATCTTTTAACTGCCAATAAGATTTTTGAGATGCGACAGGTTTTTTTGCTTTCATGGTTGGCTCCTTGTGTTAACTTCACGATAGGCTTTGATAGCGGCCTTTAAGTCTTGTTTTAAACATTCTATCTCGTATACGTCGTCAACGACTCGATCATACGCTTCGTTGGCGAACTTAACTAAGTTGGCGTGTGACCATGTAGAAAAGTCTGGTTGCGTCATGGCAATAAAGCCTCTCGCAAAATCTCGATACGCTCACGGCTAACTCTTAGCGTGTTGTATCTCATGTGTAGCCGTTCAAGAATAGACGCACGCCGTGCGCCTTGACGTTCTTCGTTTAGCATAGCTAATACTTCTTCTTCAGTCAGTTGATTTAGCACGCTTTGCAGCTTGCGCCAAGAGATATTCTTCACGTTTAATCCTTTCTTGTAATGTCATCACTTGTTTAATAATTTTTTTCAATGCGCGCATAGCGGTATTGTATTCACGCATCCGTATAGTTTCTTCGGCTTGCGCCGCCTTTAATTTTGCTTTGTAATTTGCTAATCGTTTCATTTCTTAATCTCCGTTAAATAAATTGTTTCTGTCTTGCCATCTTTTGACGGCACGATGGATAATGTTAATGTAACTGTTTCATCTTTTGGTCGAGTGTGAATTGGAATCATTACTTTTTCAGTCATTTCTAAGGCTTCCATTAATGCAAGT